AAAAAAAAAAAAAATAAAGCAAATAAAAAACAACAAAAAAAAAAAAATTTTAAACCAAAAAAATCACCTCATCAAAATAATAATAATAAAAATCAAAGTAATTACAATAAATCCTTTTTTTTTTTAAATAATAAAAATAATAATCAACAACAAATAAATAATCAACAACAAATAAATAATCAACAACAAATGAATAATCAACAACAAATGAATAATCAACAACAAATGAATAAACAACAACAAATGAATAATCAAGAAAAAAAAAACAACACTAATAAAAAGAAAATGAAAAATGAAAATAATTCTAGTAAAACAATAAAAAGTAATATTAAAAAAAACAATATAATACAAATAGAGGAGAATAAAGAAATAAATAAACCAAAAAGGAGGAAAACGAATATAAAAAAGATAGAAATAGAGATAGATTCTGATTCAGAGGATATATTATTAGACAAGTATAAAGATATAGACGATGATGATTTAGACAAGGAAATTGAAGAATTAAAGCGTAGATTAAATAACAGAGAAATACCGAATGAATTAGATCAAAAGAAAAAGGCTTTATTTAATTTATTATTAAATGTTAAAAAATCGGATAGTATAGAAAACATGGATTTAGTAATAAATGATAAAGAAAACAATATAATAATAGAAGATAATAATATTAATTACAAAAAGAAGGATATAAATAATATAATAGAAAATAAAAGAAAAAGTTTAAATATAATATCTAATAAAATAACTGAGAAAGAATGTTATAATGATTATATGATAAAATTAGATAATCCTATAAGAATAAAAGATTTGGATATAAAAAATATAGATTTACCAATAAGGAAAGAAGAAAATATAACAGAAGATAATAATAAATTAATAATAGAAATTGAAAATGAAATAAAAACAATTGAACTAGAACCCAATTATTATAATAGAAATGAATTAATAGAATTTTTGAACGAAGGATTTAATTATAATGAAATACCAATAAAATGTATGATAAACGAAGAAGATAAATTTACATTTTTATCAACTAATAATTATACTTTTACAATGAAATGGGATGATAATAGTATATTACCATATTTAGGATTTAATAAGTCAACATATATTAACAAAAATAAATATAATGCAGAAAATTCTATTAATATTGGTGACAATATATTTTATTTAGTAATAGAAAATATATCAAACTTTCCAATGTTTTTAATAGATATGGATTTAAAAGAAATAACAAAATTACAAAATTTAAATGAAAATAATAATTATGAAATTGATCATTTAATAATTAAATTTTATAGAAGTAAAACAAATATTATAAAAAATAATAATGAATATTCATTCTTTTTTGAAAATGATCATCAAATTGAATTTTCATTTTTATTTTAATTGTAAAAATAATTTTAATTGTAAAAATAATTTTATTTTGAAAAATAACGTAATCTACATTTATTAACCTTATTATCAGATAATCTTTTTCTAGTAATATGATCAAATGTTTTACCTTTTAATAATCTAAGAATAAAATTAATAGAATAAACACCACATTCAGAATTACCTTGTTGATGTTGTGTTTTATTATATCTAACATCAATATTGTAAATATTTTTTTTTTTCATATAATTTTCTATTTTATTTATAAAATTAACAACTCTTTTTTCAGGACGAATACCATAAGAATCTGAATAATAAATTTGTCCATTTTTTAAATCAAAAAATAAACTAACCCAATGACTTCCACTTTTATAACTTTCATCTAAATTAAAAATAACACCTAATCTAAATATTTTATTATTATAAAAATCATCAAAATCTATTTTTTTAAATGGTAAATAATCTAAATCTTCAAAATCCATCGGAACTGCTCCTAAAAATTTAAAATCTTCGTATTTATTTTCATATTGAAATAATACATTATTTATATCTAAAGTTGATAACCAATCAAATTTACCTTGAGGACCTTCTGGACGAAATATTACATTCTCTAACATATCTTTTTTATCTTCTGACATAAACTCTACAAATTTTTGATTTATCCAGTTTTGTTGATCTCTTTTATATCTCATTTTAAATTCATATAATAAATATTTCTTGTAATTATCTGGTTCTAATGTATCTAGTCGAGAATCTAATAAAATTTTATCATTGATTCCATTTTCTTTATTGTATTTATTAAATGCTTCTGCCATATCTATTAATATATTTAATGGAATACATGAATAATTTTCAAATTCAATGTTAGGACCACATTTCATATTTGATGGATTTGTTGGCATTATATCTTCTTTATTAATTATTGGTAAATCTATTTTTTTAGTCATTATATATTTATACAATATAAAATATATTTATGTATAAATATAAAAAAGATGTAATTTTAACTTAATTTAATTTTAATATTATTTATAATTTTGTCAATATCTAGGCAAAAATATAAATTATTTTTATTTTGGTAAATTCCAACAATTTCTTTATTTTTATTAAAAATTAATTTAAATTGATTATCTAAATAAAAATATTCATTATTAATATTTATAACATCGTATATTTTCTTATTTTCGTAATTCATTTTTAATTATAATTAATATAATATTATATAAATATTTATATTTAATCAATTTTTTATATATATATATATATATATGTCAGATATTGTAAGTGAAGTATATGATCAAAGTTCAAATTTAGGCAAAACATATGCAACTATACAACTGATGGTTGGTATATGTATTTTTGTTATTTTATGTATAGGTGGTTTATATTTTGAATTTAAACCGAATACTTCAGCTAATATAGATGCAAAAATTGTTAAAGTAATTAGTTGTGATAGAAATGTGAATAATAACATCAATTCAAAAAATAATACATCATCAGAATCAGTAAATTATAATTGTAATTTACAAGTATCTTATACTGTGAAAGATCAACCTTATAATAATAATGTATCATTATCAAAGTCTACTCCATATTTAGTTGGTGAAACAGTAAGTATATCATATAATTTAAATGATCCAAATAATATAAGTGGTCCACAAGGAGATAATCAAACAATGGGTTCTATTTCAATAGTTATTGCTATTTTAATATTATCATCATGTGGTGTAAATTATTATTTAAGTACACGAAGCAAGCTTTATGCAGCAACACAAGGTGTAGCTACATCAGCTAATATATTAAGTAGTGTATTTAAACATTAAAAATTGAAAGACTTAAAATATAAAAACTTTAATTAATTATATTATTAATTAAAATTATGTTAAAAATATTTTTAGTATTTTTTATTATTTTAAATAATGTAAATAGTAATTTAAATTTTAATACAGATAAAAATTTAAAAAATAATTATTATAATAATTTACAATTATCTGAAAAAAGAATTAATATATTAAAGTTAACAAGCAATAAATCAATCAATAATATGCAATTTTGTAATTATCTTGATAAAAATTGGTTTAATAAATTAAATTTAAGAAATTTTGCATTTAATCTTACGTTATATGATATTAAAAATATTGAAAATTCTTATATAGAAATGGTTTTTAAGCCAGCAAACTTTAATGAAACATATAATTTTATAAAAATATATTATAACAATAAATATTATTATAATTCACCCTATCTAAAAATTACTGAAGAAGATATTATTGATTATTATTTTAATAAATGTTATTTTAATGTTCAATCAAATGAACTAGGAAATTTTTTAATAACAACTTTAATTATTGTTAATGTGTTAACGTATTTAATTATAATAGTATTTGATATTAAATTAAAATAATATATTACAAAAAATTGATCTTATTAATAAATATTTAAATATATAAAACATAAAATATTATAAAAAAATGAATGAAATTATAAAAGTGAATAATATTAAAAAAAATAATAAAAAAACTTCTAAAAGAAAAACAACTGATTTACAAATACCTCTTAAAAATAATGGTGAAATAGATAAAAGATACAATGAACCACAATTTTGTAATAAAGATGGTAAAAGAGATAAAAGATGTAATTTATTAAGTAAACATTATAATAAATAAATTGTTATAATAATATATTTTTATAATAATAATTATAATAATAATAATAATTATAGAATGGAATATTACAACAACAAAATCAAGTTAGATTTAGATGTCATAAAAGATATATTACGAAATACGAAAGAAACCAAAAAAATGTTAGTATTTGGTTTAGGTTATGATAGTATAATGTGGTATAAAGCTAATAATAATACATATTTTATTGAAAATAATGATGAATATATTAAACTAAATATAAATGAAATTCCAAGTGATCATATAATTAAATATGAATATAAAATAACATGTAAAAGAAGTATTAGTTTAAAAGATTATGAAATTGAGAAATTTTTTATTCCAGAAAAAATTTTAGAATTAGCACCATTTGATATCATTTTAATTGATGGTCCAGAAGGATGGAGTGAGAATAAACCAGGAAGATTGATACCTTGTTATTGGTCTACTTTATTATCTAAACCAAGAACACTCATTTATATAGATGATTCAAGTCGTAAATTAGAATCATATTGTATAAAAAAATATTTTAGTAATAAAGTTAAAGAAATATTTTTAAATAGAAATAAATGTACAAAAATTTTTATGTAAACTAAAATTTATTTAACTATATAAATCTTCTTCATCATAAAGACTATAATTTTTTATTACTTCTATTATTTCTTTATTATTTTTAATATTTGCTATATCTAATGCTGTTTTACCGTCTTTATCTTGAATATTTATATCAAGATAGTATTTTAGTATTTCTGATACTATTTCTATTTTATTTTCAATACTTGAATTAGGATTATGTATATTTTCTTTATTTATTTCATTTGTAAATTTATTGTAATTATATATATTTGTAATAGGATTAGTATATTTATTTTTATTTATTTCATTTGTAAATTTATTGTAATTATATATATTTGTAATATTTTCTTTAATATTATCTTGAATATTATCAATATTATTTTCTTTAATATTATCTTGAATATTATCAATATTATTTTCTTTAATATTATCTTGAATATTATTATTATTTTCTTTAATATTATCTTGAATATTATTATTATCTTTAATACATTCTATAGCGATCATTAATGCTGTTTTACCATAATTATCTTGAATATTTAAATCAGGATTATATTTTAATATTTCTTTTACTAATTTTATTTGTTTACTTTTAATTTTTCTCATTAATACTGTTTCACCATTTTTATCAATATTATTTAGTATTTTTAATTTTATTATAAATTTTATATTTTCTAAATCATCGTTAGTTTTCCATAATGCTGTATCATTAACTAATATATCTTCAATATTATCTTCTGTAATTAAAATAAAATAAATTATATCACCAATACAATCTAGGTATTCGTCATCAATATCTTTTTCAATAATAGTTGGTGCAAATTTATATAATTTATTATTAAAAAAAATAATTGGTCCTTCTAATTTATGTAATTTAATTTTATAATTTATTTTATTTTTATTTAAATCTATTAATTTTTCAAAAAAACTACTCCATTTATAATCAATAATTTTATTATTATTACAAAATTTTTCTGCTCCATTACATTTAAAAAAAGTTACAGCATGACTTTCATGATCTATTTTAATTATAATTTCTATACTAAATGATTTTTTAATTTCTTTTAAATCAATAATTTGAAATGGAAGAATATCTAATAAATCAATTCCTCTATTAACTAAAGTAACATATAATAAATTAAATAATTTTTTTGAATCGTAAAATGATCCACCATATGTTTCCTTATTAATCTTATATAAATTAAAAAATTTTGTTACAAAATCTATTTCGCATGTAAATGAATTTCTTCTATTTAATTTAGTTTTATTGGTATCTGATGAATCAATTTTATTATTATAAGAATCTTCAATTTTAATTAAAAATCTTTTTTTAAAATCTTCAATAAAATCAACAAGTAATTTTTTAGATGAATCTAATATTTTATTATTTTCATCTAATAAATGACTTGGTAATAATAATTCTAAATTATTATTTTTAATAGCATTATTTATTATAGTTTCAGATGAAAATTTTTCTAATTTTTCTTGTATTTCATCACGATATGGATCACCATAAAACATTACAGTTTGAATAGTAACATTCCAACAACTACCTATTCTATTATTTAATCCAAATTTTGATATATCATCACAATTAATACCACTACCTATTTGTTTTTTAAGTTGTAAATATTTATTTTTATATTTTAAATATTTATCTAAATAAGACATATATATATATACTTTATAGTTTAATCTATAATATAAAAAAAAATTAAATTTTAGTAATACAATATGCTTTATGATAGATTAGCATTGAATCAATATCTTTTTTATCAATCGTATATATTATACCATATGGAGTAATAGTTTCAGAATATTCTTCAAATTTAATATTATCGTCATTCAATTCAGAAATATGTCCTTTAATTAATCTATCCTTGTAGTAAACATATAATTGAGAACCACGAAGTAATAAATGATTATATTGATCTATTTCATCAAATTTGATATAATAACAAGTTTCTGTACCATATTCTTTAGCTCCTTTATTTTTATATTGTTCATCAATATGATGAATTGTTCCAATAAAATCAAATTGATCTTTCTTAAAAGAAAGATAGCATTCTGGATTTCTAGTAATGTGTACTTTATCACCAATTTTCATTTTAACTATTATTCTAGATTATATTATATTAAAATAATATTAATTTCAATTTTTTTTATTTATTTTATATAATATGAATTGTTTCAAAAAAAAACACGATAGTTATTTAAAAAATTTTATTTTACCATTACAAGCACCTAAAATATTAATAGATGCTTATAATTATATAAATGAAATAAAAGGTGATATTTATGAAAAATCAAAAATTATTAGAAAAAATTATTTAGAACAAATACATAAAGCAGGATATACAAATGTTACTGAAGATGATTTATATAAGAATTATCCAATTAATGTATCTACAAATAAAAAATTAATAGGTAATTATGTACGCAATTTACCTTATTGTAAATATTTAGAAAGAAGTGAATATGAAAATATATTATTATTAAAATTAGATTTAAACTCAAAAAATGAAGAATTAAATATGTTATGTAAGATATTAAGAGAAAAATATGATTTTAAAAATTTAACATTAGTATTTGATTTAAAAGAAGATAGTCATGATTTTTTAGAACTATCTCATATAACAACTAATGACGAAATAATTTATATTGATGATAAAGAATGGTTACCATTATTACAAAGTGCATTTACAGAATTAACATTAATATTATCAATAGATCATGCAATATGGCATTTAATTGTAGCACATATTATTTATATAAGTAATAGAAAATTATATTTTACCGATATACTAAAAATATTTAATATGGCTAGTAAAAATGTATTTATCAAAGAATTAGAAGTTAAAACATTATTATTTGGAACGGATATTATATTTAATCAAAAACTAAATGATAATGAAAAATTTCAAGAATATTTAAATAAAAAACTTGTAATTTTTATTGATAATTTTAATATTGACAATATATTTGAGGATTATTTTAATTTACATGATATTAATCCTAATTTAAATTGGATGCCTGGTATGAAAAAAAATATAGAAATAATTAATAAATTTGTAACAAGTGTTGTAAGTAAAAAAGATTTAAATAGAAATAATAATATAATTATTAATTATTTAAGTAAAAAATATAAAAATTCTGGAATAACAAATATACCAGATATTAAAAAATTATTAGAAATATTATTCGTAGTTGGAACAGCATTTCATTCAACAACATTTGAATTTACTAAATTAATATTTACTGATATATTTCATAATAAAGATATTGGAAATATATTTTATGGAGTTACGCTTCAAACAATTGTTGCAAATATTGATACAGTATTCGGTGATGAATTATTATATAATGGTAAAATATATAAAAAAGAAGTTAATGAATTATTTAATGATTTAGAAGAAAATAGAAAAGTTATAGGAAATGAAGATGTTGAATCAGAATTTAAAAATAATATTTTTTCTACTAAAGAACAAATGCTAAAATCATATTCAACTAATACATATACAACATATGTATAAATTATTTTGTAAAAATTATTTAGATAAAATTATCCACCAGTTACCAAATTCCCAACCAAAATCATTTATTTTAAATTTACCATTTAATCTATTAATTTCTTCAACTAAATCACCATCTTCATAAATATGATAATATCTTTCAATTTTATGATTCCATGATACTAATTCATTTTTTTTAGTAAAATTAAATTTAGATTTTTGAGGTTGTTTCATTGATAAAACTGTAATTAATACAGTTCCTTCATTTTTAAGTACACGATATAATTCATTCAAAGCTAACTTCCTATCATTATCATTATCAAGATGATGATAAGTTGCAATACATATAACATGATCGAATGTATTATCATTAAATATTAATTTTCTGATATCACCTTCCACAACATTTAATTTTTTATTTTGACATATATCAACTTGTTTAGATGATATATCTATACCAATAAAATTTATATCTTTTCTATATAACATATTTTTACCATTACCACAACCTACATCTAATATTATTGAATTTTTTAAAATTGTATCTAAAAAATTTTTAACATTTGGCCAAACTGTAATTCGTGTTTTATCAAATTCTTCACCAATTTGATTATAAACATCTTTAATATCAGGCATAATACTTATTTATATTTATATTATTTTAATTAATATTTATTTAATATATAATATATAATATAATATGTGTAAAACTAATTATATTTATTATAGTTGTTATATATCTACTGATAATGAATTCAAGTATCATAAGGTAGATAGTGTTATATCTTTAAATGATTTTGATGATAATATTATGTATATTAGTAGTTATATACCTGAATTTTTTCATAAATATATTTTATATTATTATTATAGAAAATAGAACTTGAAATATAATTTAAATAAAAAAATTGAAAAATAAAACATCTGTCTGTTTCTAAAAAATATTAAAAATTAATTTAAACATAACAGGAACAACATCAATAGCAACAACATTAACAAGATGAATTTCAGTGTCATTCCAAAGCCCTCACCATTGGTAAGAACTTCATCAATTAGTTCTACTTGTTCGACTTGGTCAACTAGCTCTGAGAGAGCTGATACGACTAATCAGTTGAACATCCTAACAAGCAAGAGGGTTAGTCAGCCAGTTCAAAGATACAATCCTGACACCCGTGGTACTGATGCAAGAATTGGAGCTCACTCTATAGCATCACCCCGATCTAAAAGATAGAGCATAACAAGATGCATCAGTTTTTTTTTATCTGGTTTTCATGAATTTTCATAAAAATTCATAAATTTATATAAAAAGAAATATTTTTAACTAATTTTTTATTTTTCTGGGTCTACTAATTGGTTTTTTCACATTTATAATTGTTTTTTTAATATTAATATCATCAATTGAATCTAATTGAATTTGACATTCATTAATAATTTCCTTAATTTGGTTATCATCAATTTCAGTAGTATTAACACTATTAACTTTTTTAGTTTTATTTATTTTAGATTTTATTTTTTCAGATTTTATATCTTTATTAATTACAATATCCTGAATATTTTCTACATTATTTTCTATATTATCTTCTAGATTATTTTTAGCATTAATTAATTCTCGAAGTTTATTTAAGATTTTTTCATTATTTTTAACATTTAATCCTTCAATAAATGTTTTCCATTCTTGTGCCACATCTATATTTTTTCTTAAAAATTCAACATATTTCCACATAGTTTCCATCTTAGAAACATTTTCAGCAAACCATGCCTTATCTCTTTTAATTAGAGTACAATTTCTTTCAATTAATCTCCAATACAAGATACGATTTAATCTAATCTCTGGTTTATTTTGTAAATCAGATAATTCTTGTAAAATCCAATTATCTAATTCTCGAATAGACATATCAATTTTAGGTGGATAAATGAAAGATGTTTTATCATAAATTGTTTTTTCAGTTACCATAACATTATCATCATTATAATCCTCTTTGTTCAATTTATTAGGTAATAATTCAATAAAAGCTCCTCTTTCTAAATTATATTTACAACTTTTAAAATCACAATCTGGGTGTGTATCATCTAACCATTCTTTTCTATTATTATATTCTTCAATATTACATTGAACGAAATCGCATTCATCTAAATTGCAACATTCTAATTGTAATTGTACTTGACACCAATAATATACAGGACATATATTATCAATAATATTTCCTGTATATTTAATTTTTCTCATCAACGGACATTTTATTTCTAACATACGTCCAACTAATGGATTAGGAGTAACCATATCCTTACAATAAGGTGAACATATACCATCAGGACTAGCACCTAAAAAATAATAATCAGGGTGACCTAATAAACCAAATTCTTCTGTATGAACATTATTTAAATATTCATATATCATCGTAACAACATATTCTAATTTTTTTCCATGATAACATGCTAAATTAGTTTCGAAAGTTGATCCAAATACTTTTTTTAATATAAAATTATAAGAAGGTTCATGTTTATTTTTACCAAGAACAGCACCACCATCAGAAGCAGTAATTTTACCATTTCTCATAGCGAACCATTCAGGTGATCTTTGTTCTGGCAATATAATTGCTTTTAATTTATTAAATATATCACTTCTTTTATTAAATTCTTCTTGAGAAATTTTATTAAGAATGATTGCATTTTTTTTAGAAGATAATGCTTCACCTTCTGAAATATTATTACCATTATTATCAATAACCATATTAACTTTATATTTATTAATATAATCTTTACTAGTTTTTTTCTTTAAAGTATTATTGATAATATCTTTTTCAATTTCATCTAATTCAATATAATTACTATCAATTTTAATAATATTTTCAATTTTATTAATTTCCGTATTACTATTAATTAAATCATCTATTTTTTTTAGAATAACATTTATTGGATCCATTATTATATTTATAATAT